CATGAGCTCAAAGCTCCCATCGGTTGCCCGACAGCGTACCGGATCGGTTTACCTTGAAACCACCAGTCGCGATCTAACAGTTCAGTCCAAAGCCAGGCTACTTTAGCTCCAAAGAGCATAGAGAAAACCTGAGTTTGAAACTGGATTGGTAATCTGTCCGTTGCAGCTGTGAGATCAAAGGAAAAGGCTGGAAATCCGAGTCTAATACGAGGCAGAACCCAGTTTTCCACTGGGGCCCATTGATCAAAAGTCCCGTCCTGCTCAATATCTTTGAGAGTTCGGAATAATGAACTATGGTATGGTTTGAACACAAGTTGTGTCCACCAATCTGCGATCGCAATGATCCGGCGTTTCCCTGCTCCATCTTTGTTGAGTGCCGTTAGGCGCCCTAACTTAGATGGAACAACCTTTAACCCTCTGAGCAAGATCAGTAGAAGCATCCCGGGGATTATGGTCACCTGGATCAGAATTAACCAGCACAGAGCTACGTATTGCTTGGATAGAAACATAAACATGTACATCCGTACCAACAGAGTTGGATTGGATACCCATGCAATGGCATCTACCCCAGCAAACCACGTTGCTCTGGGACCATTAGGTCCCGCTGATTCACTGATGTTCCAAGTTACGCCCTTCAGTGGATATACCTTAAACAGAGAAAGAACTTTGCCCAGTTCCAATTCTTGGAACAATGGGCTAACCCCGTTAAAGGGGGCAGTAATCGTCGCCAGATTTGGCTTCGACACAAAGTTCATGACTCTGTATAGGGATAACACTGTAAGAACAATCCGTGTTACCAGTCGATCCTTCATTCCACCAAAGAGTCGAAAAGACACTATGATGGTACGAAGCGGTCCAGGGATAATAGTTGGAAGCCCGGCTCGACTTAAACGTACCCGAGGAGCCCCTTGTGGGGTAACTCGCCGAGTATGATTTAAGAAGGCAATTACACACGCAGTAGCTTCTTTAAGGTACAAGCATAGGAATTTCTTCCCAGACTTGCGCCACAAAGTAACTAACCGAGTAGTGAAAAGCTTGAAGTCACTTAGGTACTCAACTAGGCCCGTGGACAGGACCAGTAAGTGTGTTACGCCCCAAATTTCTTTGGTCGTAATCCACTTCCGGTTTATAATGGCAGCCGACATATCTTTAAAAGTAAAGATCATCGCTTTTTTTGATATTAAGTTGTCATTATACCCAGTAAGTCTTGTCTACGAAGTCGTGAGGTGCGAGCACACAACTCCGCACCCGGCTGCCTAAAGCGACAGGAATGACAGAGGACCTACTGTGCACCTAGTATCTTCACTAGGTCTAGCTGCCCACTATCCAGCTCCACCACTTTAACATGTGGTCTCACTGGGTAGCTGTCTACGACGCTCACATTGAAGTAAGCCGAAGTAGCTGGGTGGGATCCTGGCGGACATCTTCGACAGAGTGATTGAG